TCCTGTGCAGCTCGCGTGTCGTGTAAAGCTCGTCATCTGCATAAACCCGCACGATCCCGTACTGATCAGGAGCCAGCACCGGCTGTGGGTCGCTGGTATCCCGGTCGCCCTGTGCCGGCGTAGTCTCCGGAACAGTGAACCATAGTTTCATAGCAGCAAAATTCTTCGCGCTCATTTGTTGGTAAATCTTGGACCGCCACTTGTACGGTACGATGACCGGGTTCAAATCCGTGAAATCGTAAAACCAAATACCACCGTCCTGCACCAAAAGACCGACGCCGGTCCACGGATCAAGCAGCACGTTGTCGATATCGAACCCGTTGGGCGAGTTCAGCTGCGAGAACCCAAGCCTGTGGCCACCAGGCTGGGGCCATACGGTGAAGGAAGTCTGGTCCTGCGCCGACAGCTCGACCGTATATCCGTCACGCGCAAACGAAACATCGGCGCCGGCTACCGTTCCAAACGCGAAGTAAGACGTCGCATGCTTGATCGCCCGCACATGCTGCTGCGGCGTAAGTGCCTGCCAACGCTCGCGCGTAATCCAACCTTCGGTGACATTGGCGCCGGCTCCCGATTGGCTGATCTGAATCAAGCCGTTCTGACTTACATACAGCACTGTCGTGTCGGTGGAGACGATCGACCCCCTGTGCAGGCACGGCTCCGGCAGGTTGACCTTGATCATCGACATGGAAGCCGGGTTGACGCCGGTGATGACATACGGCGTGCTCTGCGTGCAGACCACGATCGCCTGCCCGCACACACCAATCCCAACGATGGGAAACTCGGTCGTCAACACGTAGTTGGGCGGCCAAGCATGCGGACGATAGGGCTCGGAAAACCAAATTTCGTTGTCTTTCCAGCCAATCGCGATGCCGTTGGGAAACACCACGAACCCCTGCAAATCGACTGGTGGCCCAAACCAATAAAGCGACTCCAGCTGTGAATTGAGCGCCACAGTAGCGTCGTCGATGGTGTCGACATAGACCGCCTGGGTCACCGGGATTTCCGCAACCAGAAAATAAGTGCCCTGCCCAGACAGGTTGGTGATGGACCGATAGATGCGGGTATGAGTGATGTTGCGATCCACTCCCATGTCGGCAGGTGTCGGCGTAAACAGGCTTACGGTCCAGGTCGCATTCGACCAGCCGTTGACGACCGACGGATCGGAAGGCGGACCTTCCTCGCCATAAGCCGTCACCCAGGTGTAGACATAAGCCCTGGCTGTGAAGACCGACGCCCCCAGCAAGTCGCCCCACATCTGCCAGACCGGGCCCCCGCCCGTCGTCGACACAGGATCGGGCGGTCCGTTGGAATAGGTATTGATGGATGTGCGTCCGTTGCTGACGCGCGTATCCGCAATCGACAAATAGAACGGATTGTCGTGTGCAATCCCCACCCAATATGTCGTATTTGAAATGACGCTGACGCCGTTTGTAATCCCACTGCTGGCCGCAACTCCAGATGAAATGCCGGTGACCTGATTGCCAACACCCAGCAATTGATCCGGCGCACCGTTGAGATCGCTGTAGACCACAGCCTGGTAATTCAACGCCCCGTCGGTGGACGCCGGCATGAAACTGACGCTCTGAACCAGCATGCTGCCGTCAGGGACGATTGGGGTCAGAAAAATATCGTTGCCGGGCCGATAGTTGGTCAGACCAGCGGCGGCAGGCAGCACCGTCACATTGCCCACCTGGCTCGTGTCGCCACCGCCATCCACCGTCACACCAGGCGGGCACCCAGATGCCGGCACTCCCAACAGCCAGGCCGGATCACCGTTGAGAATACGATCGTAGGTGTTGTACTTCGGCGGCGTGGAAGGCGAAGACCAGTAATAGCGTTGGAAACTATCGTCTACCACGGGCGAACGAATAACGCGCGTGTCGGCATCCTCTGCCTCAAACCAAAAGCCATCGTTTGCAGTAATGGATGTGTTATTCGTCGCTCTATTGGGGATTCTATAAGCGTATTTTGAAGCACTATTTTTTAACGTATAGAGTAATTTCGGTTGGCGCCAGCCCTGCAACTCGCCGGAAAAGAGGTAGGCGTTTAGAGAGTATGCGCTTTGGCCATCGGGGAGTAATCGGTCCGACCAAGCCGGGAGCATTCCGCCGAAACGATCCAACTTTATTGCAGACAACCTGCTCTCCTGCTAAAGTGCGCAGCGAGGTGGCGCTATCAACGCCATCTCGCCACTTGACCCTCGAACCGTAGGAGCGGATCGATGCCCAAAGCGATTGATATCACAGGGCAGCGTGTTGGTCGCCTGGTTGCTATCCAACCAACCCGCAAACGTGCCCACGGTAAAGTGCTGTGGCTTTGCCTTTGTGAATGTGGGAAACGTACACTTGTACCTGCAGGTGCCTTTCGACGTGGTAGAATACACGCCTGCAAACATCACAAAAGCGGAACGAATAACCCTAACTATCGACACGGCTTTGCTGACAGTAAAAATCAAAAAGCGCATCCGCTCTATGAAGCTTGGTGTCAAATGCACCAACGCTGCCGAAATCCGTCGCACCCACGATTTAAAGACTATGGAGGGCGAGGTATTAACGTATACAAACGATGGAACAACTTCGCTGCATATCTTGCTTATGTTGGAGAACGTCCTCATCCTAGCCTCTCATTAGACCGTATCGATAACAATAAAGGCTATTTTCCTGGAAACGTTCGCTGGGCTACTAGCAAAGAACAACGAGCTAACAGTCGCTCTCCACGTAAAAAATAGCCGTCATTTTCTCACGCCAACTGTTGCCACTTGTCCGTCTTAATTGCAGACATAGTTACCGCTGCCCTGCCTTGCGCCGGTTCTCCACATCCTCGGGACTGCCGCACCACGGCACACCCGGAGCAGCCCCGCCCACATCGCCATGCGCCGCGCACTGTGTAGAGCCAGGTGGGGCTGACTCGAACTCCGGCGGCGATACCGCACCGCCATCCGCATAACCCTTACGCAACAACGAACTGTCACCGGTCTTGCCGAACTTCAAATGCACGGGATTGGAATGCTTGTACGTCATTTGCTTTCCTTCTTCGGCTGTCGTCATTTTCTCACGCCGAGTGTCGCTCCTGATGTAGGGAACACGTCGCCTTGGGATGGGTTAGGTGCATAGACCGGCGTCATGGTGCCGGCCCGTTCCCGTTCGTCGGCCGCGATCTTCCGCTGGACTTCGCGGTTGCGCTCGATTTCCGCCTCGGCCTTCGCCACCATGGCTCGCCCCATCGCGACCTCGGCATCGTATTCCGCCTGCTGCCGCGGCGTGCGATGCGGTGCCGGAGTGATCTCGACCGGCTTCTCCTCGCGCATTTGCCGGATACGCTCGAGCAACTGATCGCGCGTTGCAGGCTCGAGGTTCACGTTCGAACTCGCCTGCTTGAGGTCGTCCTCCTCGATCAGGCGAGCCGCCACCTCCTGGGAGGCGCGATGGGCTTTTTGCCTTGTTTCGGCTTCGGATCTCTCGAGAGCGATGCGCGCGGATTCGTCGCGAATTTTGGCGACCCGTTCTTCCGCCTTGATGATCGAGTCGGTTTTTTGCTGAGCCATCTTATGCAGCTCCGGTAGCTAGCGCAGCGCAAACCCCGCCAGCCGCACGTTGATCGAGTGTCGGAGAGCCACAGACGACGCGCAGCTGCTCCCACGCACCGCCAGCCGCATACTGATTGTACGTAGTACCCGGACCCTGAGCATCAGCATCCGATATTTGCTTGAAAACACCGCCTGCATTGTACTGGTTGAACACGATAACAGCCATGTTGTCCTCCTATGGTGCCACCACCGTAAAGGCTATCGAATCGTTTTTGATATTTCCGAGATTGTCAGTCATCACCAACGACAACATCACCTGCTCGTTGACGATGCCGCCGGACAGGAAGAACACAATCTCACGGCCCATGATCGAAATGTTGCCGACAGTGCAGGTAGCCGAATTCGATGTTATGTCGATCTGCTCGACCGTCGCGGAATTAGCCAACCAATAGTCATAATTGACTACCCAACGAATGACGTCGCCAGCTGTATGTGCCCTACTGCCCAAAATCATCGTCGTACGCCTCTATGATCCTACGTTCTCCCGGCACCACGATCACACGTTCTTCGTCGTACACCAGCACTATCCTGTCCTGCTTCGGCACGACGATCGTATCCTCGCTCACAGCAACGCTCCATAGAACGTCGTGACGAAATTGACCGCAGCCACCGTCGTCGTAGTGGCGGAAGGCGAGAAACAATAGCACTCGTAGTAGTCGGTACCGTTGGCTTGATCGATCGTATCCACCTGAGTATACGCCGAATTCGACGTTGATTGCGCGCCATTTTGCACGATGCAGGCGCCGTTCTTGAAGAGCATGACCTGCGGAAACACGTTGTTCCGAACACCCGCCGAGAAAAACAACCCAGCCCCGAGATGCACGATCCCTGCTGCTGGCGTCCATCGAGAATTGGTCGCGTCGTACTTGTTATTGACGTCGAACACCTTGCTGGTGAACTTCATCTTGGTGTTGGTGCTGTCGGGAATGCCGGTCTGGTTCGTTGCCAGCTTGGCCCGAAATGCATCTTTCGTGGCCGGCGACGTACCAGCCGGTCCCGTGATGCCGGTCGGACCCGTCAAACCGACAGGACCGGTAAAACCAGTCGGCCCGATCTGCCCGACTTGCCCCGTCGGCCCGATATTGCCGGTCGGGCCCGTAGCGCCCAGGCCCGTAGGACCAATGCCAAACGGACCGGTATTGCCGGTCGGCCCGGTAAGACCAAGCGGCCCTGTGGGCCCAGTTCGGCCAATCGGCCCGGTATAGCCGGTCGGCCCGTCGACGCCGTTGTAGCCATCAACACCGCGAGGCCCGGTGGCGCCGACGCCAGGACCCGTGGGACCGGTGGCGCCGGTTGTCGACGCAAATCCCGCCGGTCCTGTCGCTCCGAGGCCCGTCGGTCCGGTGGCTCCTGTCGACCCCAACGCACCTGTCAGTCCGGTCGGTCCCGTCGAGCCCACGATGCCCTGCGGTCCCGCTATTCCCGCAATGCCTTGCGGTCCCTGCGGCCCCACCACACCCTGCACCCCGGCCAGTCCCGACGCACCAGTCGGCCCCGTAAAGCTCGCCCCGGCAGGGCCAGGTGGACCGTTGGCGCCCACGAACCCGATCGGCCCTTGCGGTCCTGTAGAACCAGTCGCGCCTTGCAGCGCTGCCTGACCAGGCGCGCCCGTGGGACCGGACGGCCCAATGAGTCCGGCAGGGCCCGTAGCACCGGTTGCCGATGCGGTGCCGGGAGCACCCGTCGGTCCGATCGGGCCCACGTCACCGAGAGCGCCAAGCGCTCCCGTAGCACCAGCAGGGCCGGTCGGGCCGCCAGCAGGACCGGTCGGACCCGGACCACCCGCCGGACCGGACGGGCCCGCAGGCCCCGACACCACCACGACAGGGCGGGTCGCGATCGGAGCTGCGGGAGCCGGGTTGGCCATGTCAGCCTATTCTCCAAGCCGTTCCGTCGGCAAACACCGGCACCTTGTTGCTGCCACCACCAACGACGACGCTGCTGAATGTCGTAACAGTGGCGTCTGTAACAAAGTTACGGTCTCCCACCGTACTCGCTGCCGGCAAACTAGACACCGTATTAGGTCCGCCGATCGTTCCGGTCGGACCAGTCGCTCCGATGGCTCCAGTCGGCCCAGCGACAACCGACGGCGAGCCGATCCCCGGCGGTCCGGTGTTTCCCGTCGGTCCTGTGAACGCACCAGCGCCCTGAGCACCCGTTATTCCGGTTGGCCCGGTATGACCTGTGAGCCCCTGCGGACCCGTCACGCCGGTACCTTGCGGACCAATCAAACCCGTCGGCCCGGTCGGGCCACCGGAGGGACCGGTGTGACCGCCGATGACGACGACCGGCCGAGTCTGAATTGGCGCAGGAACGCTGGGCTGTGATGTCATGACAATACCACCATCGGGTCCAAATAGTAGGTCGTGCTCGGCTTGGCGGCCCGCACCCGCGCGTGCAGATAACCCGCCATGCCGGGCTGCGGCACGGACAGCGTGGCGGTGAGCTTGAACGGCAGCCAACCTGCACCACTGCCACCACCGTTCCACGTCGAACTGTCCGACGCCACCGCAGCATTCGCTGCCAGCAAATTCGATTTGGTCGTGCTGACGATCGTGCCAATCGGGGTCAGCGATGATCCGAGATACTCGATCTCCAACCAAATATCATCATTGTTCGGCAACGCACCCGCGTTAATCGTCCCGCACACCGTCACGACGATATTGGCGCCCGTCGTCGGGTTCCAGATGGCGTAGGGCTCGGCCTTGAACGGACGTAGCCATTGTGAATTGACCGTAGTAACGATCTTGCGGGACTGCGCCTGCCCAGTCGGGTCGGACGCACCGCCAACGCGCGTGATCGCCGTCTCGGTCGTCTCGGTGCCCTCGTAGGCGTAGCGGGCAGATTTGTAGCCGGTGCCGCCGCTGTCGGAACGAACGAGCTGAATAGTCTGCCCGAAAGCCAGCGGCGTCGGGATCGTCATCGAGGCGTTGAGCTTGCAGTCCTTGATCAGCCAATTGCCCATCTCATAGCTGATCGGAAGCTGAATTAAGTTACCCGTCAATTGGCTGAGATCGAGCCCTTCCAAGATGACATTGCATAGACGTCCAGTTGCCGCTTGCCCGATGAAAGCCGTAGGAACCGCAGAGCCGCTTACCAGTACCGGACCGGTGTTTCGCCAGGAGAAATCCGTTACCCCGACTTCAAGGTAGTTGTTGACGTGGCCGAAGCTCACCGTGCAATTATTCCAGATGACGACACCGGCAATAGTAGTGTTGAGCTGTATTGTCGTCGCCGTTGCTGCCGTGTTTGCAACCTTGAAAATACAGTTGTCGAAATAATAAAACGCGTTGCCGGGGGTAATTATAATAAACGAAGAGCCGGATGATTGACCTGCTCCGGCTATGAACGAGATACCGTAGATATAAATCGACCCGAGCGTCGAGTTGAAGGTCAGGCTCACTGCGCCGGTCGTCGATATCGTCGCAGTCGTCCGCAAATCCGTTGACGCAGGCGGATAGCTGCCGGAATGATTGTGGCAGATGATCCGCCCCACGGTTGCAACGCTGAGGGTCGGAGCTATCGTGATCGCCGTCGCCTGCGACTCGGCGTGGTTGTCGCCGACGTAGATCGTGTTGCCGGCCGCAAACCAGGTCGTCACGCCAGCATTGCCCAGCCGCGCGTGCGGGGCTTGACCGCCAGTGAAGTTGCCCACCACACCAAGGCAAGTCCATGTGACCGTGCTGTCCGTCTGTGTTGTGCCAGCAGTGTTGTTCGCCCAAGCTGGCTCTGATGCGCCCGTGCTCCCCGCTGTGCTGCATATCCAGTAGCTCGCGCCGTTGTTGCGCTGGATGATCGCGCCCAGCGTGACGGCAGAGTTTATTGCTTTGGCCGCCGCCCAGGTCGGTGTGTTGGTCAGATCGCCATTGACCGCCGACGCGCCGGTGCATTCCTGCCACGTGGCGGTTCCGTCCGTCGTCTTGGCGCCACGGGTCAGCACCCAAGTCGCGTCGGTGACGTTCCCGGTCGTGCCCGCAGCGACACAAACAAACACCCGCTCGCTACCGACCGCAGGGGCCGTGAACTGGCGGACCAATTGACCTGCTGCTACTGCGGCATTCTGCGGACGCTTAGCAACGGCGTAGTGACCGGTTGTTGATTGGTCACCTGCGTTGCAGTACCAGCACTGATCATAGAAGGCCACAACCTAACCCCTCATTCTCTGAACGAAATCCGCCATCGACAGCGGCGGCGCGCCCTCCTGCGCTCTTATCCGGTTCTCATGGTCGTAGAGCACGGTCGTTTGCGGATCGGCTTGTGGTGGCGGTGGCTCTGGCTCCGGCACCGGCTCTGGTTCCGGCGGCGGCGTGTAAACACCATCAATGTATGTTCCGCCGATTGCCATCGGCTCGCCCGTTTCCTCGACAAGGACATGACCTGCCGGCGGTTCCCATTGTGCCGGATCGTCCAGCACGATCCGATTGTCGATGATGCCGGTCGCTTGCTCGATTACGACATAGATGCCCATGCGGCGCTGTCCCTAAAATTCCGTGATCATGACGACGCCGTTGCCGCCATTGCCGCCGCCGACGGCGCCGCTGGCTTGTCCGATCGAGCCACCGCTGCCGCCGCCGCCGGCGCCGAGGGCATTGAATCCGGTGGCAAATGTTGCAGTCCATTGCTGCTGCATGGCTCCCGGCCCCAGCAAACTATTGCCGCCGGCGCCTCCGGTGAAAACGGTGCCGCCCTGGGCTGCTTGAACGCCGAATTGCCCTGGACTGCCGGGGGCGGTGAAGTCCCCGACGCAGCCGGCCAGGACGGCGCCACCACCGGGAGCCAAGCCGCTGCCGTTCGATGGGGCGCCCTTGGCGACGCAGAGCACGCCGACGCTGCTATCGCCGCCGGCAGAGCCGGCGCTGTTCGTAGTGCCGGGGCCGCCGGTGCCGCCGCCGCCCACGGTAACGGCTTGTGAGGCGCCGATCTGGGCTGCGGTGCACAATCTACGTGCATATGCTCCTGATCCGCCGCCGCCGCCGATGTCATTATAGCCGCTTTGCGCTGCGTAACCGTTGCCGCCGGCGCCGGCACCAACCATTTCGATGATGCAAGTGGTCATGCCAGCGGTAGGGGTGTAAGTGCCGCTGGCGTTGAACATTCTGATCGCCCGCACCGAGGGGTGGCTTGCGACTGCGGCCGTGACGAACGCGGTGCTCGCGGCCTGTGTTGTGTTGGTTGCGGGCGCTGCGGTCGGTACGGTTGGGGTTCCGGTCAAGGCCGGCGATGCGAGGGGCGCGCGAGATGTATCGCTTGGATGAACGTGATCCTCGCGCGAATAGGCAGTCGCCACACCAGGAGCGGCAATATTGTCCATAAGTGGATTGATACTACTTGGCGTCGACGGTCCTGTAGGACCAACAGAACCAGCTGCACCAGACGGCCCCGTCGATCCTGTAGGACCGGCCGGACCTCCACCAAGCGTTACCCACATGCCATGCGACGTAAACGTGTAGGTCACACCTAAAAACGTGTAGGTCTGGCCAATCGTCGGATTTGCTGGGAAATCGATGCTGGCCATCACACCCACCATCCAGGACAAAGCAACGTCACTGCCGCCATTGGACCTGTCGATCCAACCGGTCCCGTCGGTCCAAGCGAACCAGCCGTTCCCGTTGCTCCTGCCATTCCAGTCGGCCCAGCCAACGACGGCGCCACCTGCACCCACTGCGAAGAGCTGGTAGTAGCAACATAGACCGCCAGCACACCCCCCGTGAGATCATACCAGAAATAGCCCGGCGGCACCGACGTTGGTGGAGGTGGCACCGATGCGGTGTAACCAACTCCCATTGCACCCGTAATTCCCGTCGATCCGGTAGGACCCGTGCTTCCAACTGCGCCTGGCGCACCGACACCTCCCGGCGACCCAGCAGCTCCCGTCGGACCTGTTGCGCCCGCGCCGCCCGTACCAGCCCCACCTGTGCCCGCCGGGCCGGCAGCTCCCGTCGGACCTGTCGGTCCCAATCCTCCAGGCCCGGTAGGACCTGACACACCAGTAGGACCGGAAGGCCCAGGCGGACCAGATGTCACCTGCACCACCCACACACCTCGTGATGTGTAGGTATAGGTCACGCTATTGTACGTGTAAGTCTGGCCAATGGATGGAGAGTTGGGGAAATCGATGTTAGCCATCAGACCACCCACCCGCCCAAGAGCAACGTCACCGCCCCACCGCTACCGCCAATCCCAGCCGGCCCCGTCGGCCCAGCCAGCGGCGGCGCCACCTGCACCCACTGCGTGGAATTGCCATCGTCGACCCAGATCGACAGGATGCCGGTCGTCAGATCGTACCAAAGATAGCCAGGCGTCGGCGATGCCGGCGGCGTGCTCGAGCCCGTGTAACCACCGCCGCCGCTGCCACCACCGCTTCCCGCGGCTCCTGTAGGGCCCGTGGCGCCAGTGTTGGCAGCCGATCCGCCAGGGCCCGCAGGACCTACCGGCCCTTGTGCTCCCGCCGACCCGGGAAGGCCCGTCGGCCCAATAGGACCCGTCGTACCAGCCGCACCCGCCGGCCCGGTCGCGCCCGTGTTGACGGCAGATCCAGAAACACCGGTTGGCCCAGTCTGACCCACGCGCCCTGTCGGACCAGTGGCGCCTGTCGCACCGGTCGCAGACGCCGTACCCGGCGCGCCCGTAGGGCCCGTAGAGCCCGTGAGCCCAAGCCCGCTGGCACCCGTGGCGCCCGTCGGCCCAAGCGTTCCAACACCCACCGGGCCCGTAACGCCGATCGATCCCGTCGGGCCTGTGATTGCTAGCCCGGTCGGCCCGATTGATCCGGTCGGTCCAGTGAACGCGCCTAGTCCGGTAGGCCCGGTAGCTGCCGCTCCAGTAGGGCCTGTCGGACCGGTGCCGCCTGTGGGACCACCAGCCGGGCCCGTATGCCCACCCACGACCACAACGGGGCGTGTCGACACGATAGCCGGTTCGTTCTTTATAACCGCCACCGTGTCACCTCGTCAGGGGTACGTAATTCCTTGTACGATTTTTACGGTTCCGTGCATGAACGGCCAACGGACCCCATAAGAATCAATCATCACGAGATCGTAGAAGTAAGTTCCAGGATCGAGACTGTCCTGGATGTCAGCAGCGGTTACGTTGAAGTGTATGACCCGCTGTACGACGTCATCGGTTATGATCCGCCCGTTGGCGGTCGTGAGCGACAGCAACGGTGTCTTGTCGTAAGCGTTCAGCTGCACGTCCATCTCAAATGTGCAGCCAGTAAGTGTCCACGTCAGATCGTCGGGATCGTCGAACTGGTAGGCGTCGCTCCAACTGCCGTTGTTGTCGACGACCATGGGCTCATATGCCGAAGTAACGCTATGCTTGTTCATGGCGCTATCTCAACGGCGTTGGTGTCGGATTGACGTTGTACGTGCTCATGCCGCGCTTCTGACCCGTCACCCGGAACTGCTGCGGATAGGCCCAGGCCTGCGAGCCAACGGTATTCGCCCGCATCATCGCCACCCGCGCCCGCGCGATCTTATCGCGGAACCTGGTCAGATGGAATTGCGCCAACGTAGGGTTGGAATAGCTCTGCCCCGGCTGCAGCATCATGTTGCCGAGAATGCCGTTGAGAATCGCCTGACCGTGCGCTGGCAGCACCCAATCCGGAATATGCGGCGGCACGCATTCCAGCGGATCGGTCACGTTCTTGACGACGATGGCCGTCATCGGCTGTGTGTTCGTATACGGATAAAGAAAATGCACCGTCCCGATCACCGGCATGACCGCAGATTGCGGTACGTTGTTCTGATCCAGTACACCGTACAGCCGCAATATCCGGCCAGTCGACGGATGCAGCGGATAGTCCAGCAACTCCGGTATCACCGTTATGCCGATGTTCTCCTGCCAGCAATTCGAGTCATTGAAAAATTCATCCAGCACATCGAACAGCTGCGCCTGCATGGCGGCCTGCGAGGCCCCCATCAACGCAGTGTCCGCCTGTCCGAGAATTTTAACCCAGTAGCCCGCAAGGTTGGATTTGCTCATTGTCCTTGTTGTCCTCCGCCTGGCCCTGAACCACCGGCCACGCCAGGCAACGCACGGCCGACCAGTCCGGCGCTGAACAGCGCGAAATATGAAGTCGCCCGGCTGTCCTGGACGTCCTCTTGATCGCGTTCCAGCGCGTGCGCGCACAGCCCGTGCAGGATCGCCAACCGGAACTGCGGCTCCATGTCGACGTAGGTGTCATCCACCTCAGTGAACGCCTGCGTCTGCCCGCGCGTCTGCATGTTAAAGATGAACAGATCAGTGCGCAGCCGCCGTGCTTCCAGCAGAGTGACATTTAGAGACGTCAGCAAGGAAGCGTCGTCATACCGATAAGGCGAAATGATATCCTGCAAGAGCGTGCGCGCGTCGGCAACGTAATCGGCGACAGTGGCAAGCGTCGGCTGATCGCGGTCGCTGAAATTCCCGAAATAACTTGCGCTAGTCGGCATGGGGCTTCTCCAGAGACGGCCACACACATGGAACTAACATTTATACAAAGGGGGCTGTAAACCCCCTCTGTATACAATGAGCGTACCTTATCCGCCCGAGATGACCTGCGCCTGACAGAGCGCCGACGAATCGACTACTTGATATCCATAGATTTGCAGACCACGAAGGATTTGACCGAACGTCAATTCGCTCCGAAGCGTCTCGACCTTGCTGATCTGGCTGGCAAACGTCAGAGCGTGGGCGTGGCCAGCAAAGATCGGATACTCGCCGGCCGCGAAGTTGGTCGAATCCGTCGTGGCGGTCGGCAGCAGGTTCGAGATATACAACGTGAATCGATCAATCATTCCGAGCCTGCCATTGCGCAGCATGGAGACCGGATCGCCCGACAGATATGCCTGGCGCAGTTCCGACTGCTTGATCTGCCGCCCGGCCCATGACGGCAGCACCACCCAGCGGCCCATCTCGGGAATGTTCTGCTCGTCCAGGCACTGCCCCATCTTCAGGAGCAGATCGATCAGATTGGACTGGCCCGCCGTCGCACCCTGCCCAACCACCGTGATCGGCGTGCCCTTGATCCCGAGATTGATGTTGGCGGAAATTTTCCCGGCCGCAGCACCCCGGTTGGTGACTGCCTGGGCGCCGCCGACAATGCCGTCCAACACTTCCGTGTCGACCGCGATCTTCAACTGCTGAGCTGCGTCGTCGCTCCATATAGACAAGACATTCAGATCGCTCTGCACCTCCATCACGTCGTCGAGGATCAGAGAGAAGTAAAAGCCGTTGCCGATGTAGAGTTCGACCGAGCCTCCAGTCGGCCGATCAAGACCAAGCAAACCATCCGCCTGATACTTGCGGA